CTTTTGAGCACCAATATAAATACACGCCATCTTACCTTTAAAAACTTTTTGTTTTTTTAGTCGGCATGTTGTCATCTTGGGAACAGAAGTTGTTCCGTTATTTATTTTCTGATTTCTAGTGTAATCTTTTGCATGAGCCTTACCCGACCAAATAGATGCAACAAGTATGGCAAACCCACCAACGATTCCCGCTACAAGTAGCCAGATACATGCTTCACCAACTTGTCGTCTTAACTGTTGTTGTTTGTAAACCGTCTCTTGGCGTTGTTTCCTTATCTGCCCCTCCATCTTAAGGAGCTCATCGTAAGCTTGTGGGCCATAAGTCATGTTTAAAAATACCTTGAGTTCGTATCTTTGTTCCTCAAGTTTCTTTTTTGCTGCATACGCAGCCATTGCTGCCTCTTCGATAGAACCAGCTTTAAACAATTTACCAAACAAGGGAGGATTTTTAGCTTGCTTTTCTGCATTATCAACGTCACTTACAGCACCCATCCAGCGACCAATGTCGCCAGACATTTGTTCAATGTCACGACCTACTGCAAAACCTTTTTTGATCGCATCAAAAGCTTTGCCCGCTATTCCTACGGCTACTGATATAGTTACTGGATCCATATCCAGATTATATCATAGATTATTTACCTTTGTTAGCCGATGCCATGTTAATTCTGTACACATTAACATCATTTCTATCATCAGCGATGTTTTCTTGTAACTTCTGTCTTTGTTGAGCTAGTTCGTAGGCTTGTTGTATCTTAGCTGTGTCGACTTGAAAGTTCATTTGATCGTTCATAGTTTTTCTTTGTAACTCAGCTGTGTCATTCTCAAGCTCTTTCTTTCTAATCTCAACCAACGGATCTTCTGGTGGTTGCGGAGCTAATGAAGGCAACAGCTCATTTAATATTTCACCAGTTTGTTGAGCGATTGCTGCTTCAACGGCTGCTGGATCTATCTGAGGAACAGGTTCACCTCTAGCTTGAGCTTCTTCCATCGTTTTCTGGAAGAAAGTGGTCACTTGATCTCTTGCCATCATACCAATATGGTCTTGTACATGAGCATGTAGCATCAAATAGCCTTGTGGATTGGCCTGTGACGCAGGATTCGACAAGAAAGGAATGTGTGCTCTAACATGTGCTTCATGATCTTGCTCTGGGAACGCTTGTAATGGCATACCTTTTAGGGCATTTCCGTTCTCGGTTGCTGGATCAGTCGGTTTTGGCTGTGGAGGTTCTGGTAAAATAGCATCAATATTCTTAATATCTAACGCATCATACATTCTTCTGTACGCTTCACGCAAATTATGCATCTGCGGAGCCGCTTGTGCCATCTGTAATTGTGTTTGAGCAAGCGATAATCGCTGTGACATAGAGAAAATGTTCGGATCTGACACTGGAAGTATGTCCACACGACCATCAAAGTCGGCTTGCATCGTCTCTGGAGGCACATTTCCAACAAAATAAGGGTATGGAACTGGATTTTCGCTAAAAATCTCCGCTAACATGCGAAATTCTTGCTTTTGACCATAATGTAAACGCTTATGTATGCTCGAAATAATCTTTGAGCCTTGCTCAATCAACGCAACAGTCGTTCCAACAGGTGCTTGAGAGTTAACATCCGCTATTTTTGAGTCTGCAACCTGTGCAAAGCGTCTTCCAGAGTCAACAACTACCCCTAAAAGCTGGGCTAATGTGCCAGAAGGCTCTTTGTATGGCAGTGGGATGATGGAATTTTTGAGATCTCCACCTGGGACATCGATGTCTCTGAACTCACCAGGATTAAGAGGCTCGTCATCATTACGAATACGAACACCCCTTGCTTTGAAACCCGCTGGAAGGTTTGATAAAGTACCTGCATCAATTAACTGCCTAAGAATAGAAGTTGCAGCACGAGATAAACCTCCGATTGTGTGTAGTAACCCGAAACCATAAAATCCAAACCCTGGTAAAAACTTAAAGTGTACAAAATATTGTCTCTTTCTCTTTAATGGGTCTTGTTCTCTAAAGTTTCTAACCACTGAAAGCACTTTTCCAGAATTCTGATCAATGGTAACAATATAAGGTAGCATAATACCCGAAGGATTCCCCTCCATATCCGTGTCTTCAAAACCCTCCAAGTCCAAGTCAATGTGGCATTCCAATAAGGTGTAAGAGTCGTCAGAGTAATTTGGGCGTAGTCCCAACAACTCATCAGCACGTTCTTGGATAGCTCCTTCATCGTCACCATCGCCTGTTTCAGATAATTCAACATCTCTGTATACTCCTGCTACTTGTAGTTTGCGAATATCATTATACGACATTCTCACTACATGTGTAACCCTCTCCGCTGTTCTTAAATCACTAGCTGAATACGGAACAACCATGTCTTCTGCTGGTACGAACTTGGAAACGGCTCTCTGTTTAGTCTCGTCAAAATAAATCTTTTTAAATGTAGATCCCGTCAACGGCAAATAAAATAACATTTGATCAGTGTCTGGATCATATTCTTCCATAATCTCAGTAATCTGATAATTCATAAAGTCTTCTACACGCTGGGCTTGATCTTCAGTCTCCTTGGTCGGTGCTCCAAGGATCTGGGTTTTTACAGGCCCGCCACTTGGTAACATCTCTTTATAAGCCTGTGCTTGAAACTGCGTAACAGCCTCACTTAATAAAGGGTGAGTTACACCTGTGGCCCCTAAGAAAGGTTCGCTTCGTTCTTCATAATTGATACCAAGTAACCCTAAGCCTTTCGCAATCGCTTCTTCCCAATCTTCTCTTGATTCCACATCTTCACGGAACTTGGCTCTAATGTCCGATGATAAGTCTCCCAAAACGTCATCGTCAAGAACCTCTGCAAGATTGGCTGCATGATCGTATTCTTCTGTTTCAACTTCTACTTCCTCATCGTCAATCAGTTCAACCCCCTCGGGCAATAACTCTTGATCTTCTTCAAACTCCACCTCTAAATCTATATCATTTATATTGGTTGCCGTTTCTCCTCCTGCACCCATAGATGATTCTACCATACCTGCTATTTCTCTAGGTTCTATTGCCATTAGTATATCCTCGTAGTTCGTTTTTTGCCTGGTAACATTCTATCTGAAAATTTGTTCGTAACAGTGCGATAAGTCTTTTTATTGTTTTGTTTTTTCTTACTCACTTTCACTGAACCACCTTTCGCCCACATAGGTTTTGTTGGGTTATCTCTAAACGCTTTGCTGTCTTTATTATTTTCATATCTTCTTATTGCGTCTCTAAATTTGTTGGTATCAACGGCACCACCCGGTAATCTAAAAAAAGAATCATTTGCGTTTGGTCTTTGTCTTCTTGCTGCTAATTGTTGCGAAGCAACAACCTCTTCTGCCACTTGTTTCTTTTTTTGTTGTTCTGCTTTTTTAGCCGCTTCTATCTGTTTCTCTTTAAATCTTCTTGCGAAATCAGACTGTGCTTTTATCTCTTCTGGTTTTCTTCTTAAACCTGGAAGTTGTTGTCTACCAATACCTCTAACTCCTTTGTATAGTTCTCCTCCATACTTTTCTAGTAATAATTCATTACCAGTTCTTCCTGTTTCTTGTTGCTTGGCTATACTTAAATCTGGATCATATAGTAGTCTTCGTCTAATTTCACCGGGCCTTAGTGACAAAGTTTCTTCTTCAGTGATAGGTCTTCTTGCATAATCTACTGAATCTTCGACCTGTTGTATTTCTGGTATGTTTTGTTCACTACGAGCACGACCTGGTTTTTTCTTTATTTCGTCTAATTTAAATAAACCTTTTTGTTTGCCATCTTTAGAAATAACTTCTACTTTAAGCTTGCCTGGTTTATTAGGATCTCCAAATACTTTTTTACCAACAACAGCATCTGGCATAGTTTTTGTTGAAACTTGAGCTCCCTCTTTCAACATTCCTTTTAAAAATTTACCAATATATCCTGCCATCAATAATACTCTCTTGCTTTTCTCGGATACCAGTTCTCTGGTATCTCTTCGCCTTTTAAATCAATAAATCCACCTTGCCTAAAACGCATTAATGCCATCGTCATACTATCACAATAGTCATCATGCTCGCCATTAGGAAAAGAGGCCACCTCTTCAATAACGTCTTCTGCAAACTTCTCTCCTTCAGGATACCATACTTTTCCCGATTCGAATATAGGTGATACTATATGCATTCTCATAGTCTTATCTACACCACCCCCACCTTTTCGTCTACCAGGACTAAACGTAGTAACAGGAAGATTTAAC